AGTTAATTGGGCAGATATTTTTAACCAAGTCTGCGTACGATTTATGTCTGCTTCGGGGCAAATGGGTACTTGTACTATAGAATATATAAAGAAAAATGTAGTTGATATACCACAGGTTATATTTACCTTTGACGATGCCTTTACAAGTGCTTACACTGTTGCGATGCCTTACCTAAGAAGCAAAGGTCTAGTTGGTAATATAGCACCGTATAGTGGGATAGTAGACACAACCAATCATATGACATTAGCACAGTTGCAAGAGGTTTATAGCTACGGATGGGATATAATGAACCACTCGACAACGCATCCAGATTTCTCGGCATTAACATATACCCAAGTATGCGATGAAATTCAATCTATGCAAAACTATTTATTAACAAATGGGTTCACTCGTGCTAATGACATTATGATTTACCCTGTCAATTATTCTGACATGGGGAAACAGGTGGCTAAAGATTTAGGCTTTGTTGCAGCTAGAGGTTTACGTGGCAGGATTAATTATGCGCATCCTGATGATATGTTTAACCTAAGAAGCAATGTGCCTGGCAAAACAAGTGTGCTATCGGATTTTACACCATATATAGACAAAATGCTTTCAACAGGTGGAACTTATATATTTACAATACACGATATAGTAGCAAGTCCATCTGGTTCAAACGATGTGGCAATTACATTATTTCAGGGTTTAGTTGATTATATTGTTGCAAACAACATAAAGGTTGTAACCTATTCACAGTGGTATAATTCACTATTCTAATGCGACATTGATTTACATTGTTCGTAACTTAGTACAACATAAAACACGAATTTTATCGTAATAATTAATAATAAAATTCAATAATTTGAATCTAAATTGAGCAAATCGATAATCTAATACTGATTGTCGACTTGCTTTGGTTTGGACTCAAAAATCCAATAAGGAAGTGAAAATAAACTATGGCTAAAGTAGCTAAAAACGTAAAAAAGGACGATACAAAAATAACCTGTCCTATATGTGGAAAAGCAAAAAATATAGGAAGAGGTTTTTATAACTCAAACGATCCAAGATTTGAAATATATTATGGTAAGTGCTATTGGTGCAAAGAGTGTCTTGAGGGGCTATGTTTCGATGAGAACGGTATGCCAAGTAGAGATAAGTTCCGTGAAGTGTTGAGAGACTATTTAAACATGCCTTTTTATCAAAAAATCTATGAAGAAGCCATGAAGAAAGATAATAGAACATTGGGTTATTATATAAGGCAACTCAATTTACAAAATAAATTTCAACCAACAGACCTTGTATGGACTGACGGGGAAGTTGATGACGAAGTTGCCCCTGATAGAGTTAAAGCAGCAATAAACAAAGATGAAAAAGTTTACAATTTAGAATGGATGGGAACTTACTCATATGCAGATTCAGATTATTTAAATGATTACCTGTCAAAACTACAGAGTGATTTTAATATTATAACAACTAATCATATGGATTACGCAAGGAAAATAGCAAAAGCATCTTTAGCAACAGATAAAGCATATGAGGCTATGATTCAAGGCGTTAGTGGAGCTGATAAAAGGTATAAAGATTTACAATCTATTTTCGATACACTTTCAAAGTCTGCTCAGTTTAGTGAGAATACAAGAGGAGCTAATGACGCAGGTATATCAGGAATAAGTCAGGTTGTAGATAAGATTGAAAGCAAACAATGGATATATGACACCGAAGAGTTCCCCGAAGACGAGCTAGACCATTTATTGAAGCAATTTGCAAACATAAGAAAGTCATTATAAGGAAGTGAAATAAATGGCGAGTCATAAGAATTTTAGTCATAGCAGTAGGAAAATCAAAGAGGGAAGCTACGATAATGTTGACAATCCAAACAGCTATGACCCGATAAAGGATAAAAAAGATAATTTAACCGAGGAAGAATGGATTAAATTCATTGTATATTATAGAAAATACATAGATAAGTTCTGCATAGAAGTATTAGGATTAAAACTATATTTATTCCAAAGATTGATTTTGAGAGCTATGTCAAGAAACCAATACGTGCTTTTGATCTGCTGCCGTGGACTTGGTAAGTCTTGGTTGTCAGCAGTGTTCTTTGTAGCTTCCTGTATTTTATATAAAGGGCTAAAATGTGGAATTGCATCAGGGCAAGGAAGTCAGGCTAGGAACGTAATTATACAGAAGATAAAAGGTGAATTAGCCAACAACCCTGCTATAGCAAGAGAAATAAATTTTCCTATAAAAACAGGATCAGATGATTGTGTTGTAAACTTTAAAAATGGCTCTGAGATACGTGCGATAGTGTTAGGCAGAAACAATGGAGACGGGGCAAGATCATGGAGATTTAATTACTTGCTTATTGACGAGGCTAGACTTGTTCAAGACAGTATAATAAACACAATACTTGTGCCTATGACTAAAACAAAAAGACCAGTAGCAATAACACATGGCATGATGGAAAAGGGCAAGGTAATATATATATCTTCAGCCTATTTAAAGACAAGTGATTTATATAAACGTTTTAAATATTTTTGCGACAAAATGGAAGGTGGGGCAAAAAATTACTTTGTATGTTCGCTCGATTGGCATGTCGGAGTTGAATCAGGAATATTTGATGAAGACGATATATTAGACGAAAAAAATAAACCTAATATGACAAACGAGGAATTTGTGTACGAGTATGACGGGGTGTTTGTTGGTTCAAGTGGAGATTCTTATTATCCTTATGAATTGACCAACCCAAGCAGAATATTGGATAAATGTGAATTAACACAACCTAGAAAATCTAATTCATCTTATATTATAACCCATGACGTTGCAATTAGTGATGCTTCCGATTCCGATAATGCTTGTACCCATGTAATTAAATTAAAACAAAGAGCAAACGGAACATATACTAAGGATGTAATTTATACGAAAATTCATAGTGGGTTAAGTTTGCCCGAACAAAGAGAATTTTTAAGAGAATTGTATCACATTCATTTTCCTAATTCCGAAAAAATAACAATAGATATGAGAGGCAATGGAGAAGCTTTACCTTCTTTGTTCTATGAATCATGGGACTATACAAATCCGAAAACAGGGGAGACTATTGAGTATCCACCTTTGGTATTAGATGATGATGACGAAGGCAAGAAATTAAAAAACGCAAAACCAATAATAAGAGGTATAGCAGCAACAAATGCAAGTAATAACACAATGTACACATATATGAAGGCGTGTTTTGAAAACGGTACTTTAAGGATATTGAAAGATTCTGTTGATCTAATGGAAAAACAAAAGAATGGCGAAATTACATTGGAAGAATGGCAAATGTTCAAGCAAGCAGACTTTCTCATTATGGAATTATCGAACATAAGACAGTCCGAATCATCCTTTAATAATATTATCTATGAAAGAATCGACAAAGGTACTAAGCGAGATAGAGCAACTTCGCTTATGTATGGACTTTCAGTAGTGTTGGAAGCAGAAGAGAAAAATAGAAAAGACTTATACACTGATTCATATGATGATGCAGACGAGGTTGTATATTTTTAAGAAACAAAAATAATTATGAAAGGGGGAATAACTCAATATGGCACAAAGAGGAAGACCAAGAAAAACTCCTATTACACAAGTAAATCCTGAAACAGAAGCATTGAAATCTGCAAATACCTATGAAGATTACGTTATGAATTACATAGATGGGTTTGTCACAAAAGCATTCGGTTCGGGACAGATTAAAACAATAACCGAAGAAAAACTACAAAAATATTTTTCTAACCCCGATGTTTATTATAATGAAATATCTAGTCTTATGACATATTATTATATTTCAGATGGAGACATATATCAGTTATATAATCTTATACAGATATTGCCTACATTAAATTATAAAATAAATGTGTTTGATACTTCAACTTCATATGAGAAGAATTTATCATTATGCAATAAAACAATGTACAAAATCAAATATAAATCTTTAATAAGGGATTTACTATCTCAGGAATGTGTAACAGGAACAGTAGTCAGTATGTGGCTAGGAGATAAGAAAAACCCTTATTTGTTTGTATTCGATGAGTTAAAATATGTATTCCCTAAATATAGAAAAAATGGTGAGTGGGTATGTGTAGTTGACATGTCTTGGTTTAAAAATATGATACAAGAGGAAAAAGAATCATATTTCAACAACTTAAAACCATATGTAACTCAGGAACATTTAGACGAATATGATAAAGACACCGTTAATAATAGGTATGTTGAATTACCTACGGATAGGACAACTTGTTTAAGAATTAATACGCTATTTAGAAATCAGAGATTGGGTATGCCTAATGGTACACAATCGTTGTTTGATAAACTTCACAAACAGACATTAAAGAATCTCGAAAAGACCATAGCTGAAAAAGTTATAAAGAACATTGTTGTATTGAAAATAGGTAGTGAAAAAGTACCCGAATATGCAAATATGAAATTGAACAACAATCTGAAAAAGAAGATCGTTGCAAGAGTAAAACAGGCACTAACTGAAAATCTAAAGGATAATAACATTCCTGTAATAGCGTTGCCTGAATACACAGATATAACTTTTGGGGATGTACAAGGATTAGATGCGCTGAAGAAAGATAAGTTTGAAGGTGTCAATAATGATATATCAAACGCTGTAGGTGTTTCAACCGCCTTGACGAATGGCACAGGATCAAACTTTGCTTCATCTAAACTTAATCTTGATATGCTTTATAAAAGAATAGGCGTGATGCTTGAAGGAGTAGAAGACGTATTTAATAAAATGTTTAGATTGATGTTGCCTAACAACGTCAAGGATAATTACTTTATTGAATTTGATAAAGAGACACCATTAACAAGCAAAGAGAAACTTGATACGCTTATGAAATTGCATTCCGAAGGTATGGCTCTCAAACCGATAGTTGATATGATTCAAGGGGTAGATTACGGTACGTATATTGATAATACGCTTTTTGAAATTGAGGAATTGAAGCTTCGAGACAAGGTGATTCCACCCTTAACATCCAATGTCATTGCTGGCGGCACGGCTAATGGTTCGGGTGCTCCAACAAATGATAATCCAACAAATGAAAATACAATTAAATCTAAAACTGCCGATGGAAATAATCTGCCAAGTAGTTAGTGAATATAAAGGAGAAATATTAATTGAATAATAAGGATTTAATTTACATTTATAATCTTGAACAGGCATATTTTTATATTAGAAAAGGTTTAACTCCATTATCTCCACCCAAAGAAAATCCTAATAGTAAAATGGTTTATTTTGTATTTGATAAACAACAGAGCAACCCGATATATACAGAATGGCTAAGTAAAAACAAATAAATATTCCAAACAAAGAGAAGATGAAACTATATCTTCTCTTTGTTGATTAATAATTAAAAATATTAAGTGAAAGAAGGAAGAAGCATGGGAAGAAAAAAGACGACCAAAGAGTTTGTCGAAGAAATGAAAGTTATCAATTCAAACATTGAAATAATCGGAGAATACAAGGGGAATAAGAAACATATAACATGCAGATGTAAAATTGACGGTTGTTTCTGGGATGCTAAACCCAACAATCTCGTTTGTGGTAGTGGCTGTCCTAAATGTGGTAAAAAATATCGCAGAAATCATGAAGAGTTTGTTCAAGAAATAAAAATAATAAATCCTAATATTGAAGTAATAGGCAACTATGTAAATGTTTGTACTAAAATAGAATTTAAATGTAAAATAGATGGACATGTTTGGGTTGCAAAGCCAGATAATATTCTGAAAGGGTCAGGATGTCCAAAATGTAGTGGGCTTATGCGAAAAACAACAGAGCAGTTTAAAAAAGAGGTGTACTCAAAGGTACAAAACGAGTATACAGTATTGGGTAATTATGTTAATTCTATGACAAAAATATTATTTCAACATAATCACTTAAAATGCAAAAATTATAAATTTAAAATGTCTCCGAATGATTTTTTAAATAATGGAACAAGGTGTCCGAGATGCTCAGGAAGATATAGAACGCCTGAAGAATTCGAAACCCAAATTTTTGAATTAGTAGGCGAAGAATATAGTGTTTTAGAAGAATATAAAAAAGCCAGTTCAAAAATTCTGATGCGACATAATGCATGTGGGCATGAGTGGAGAGTATCGATTGGCAATTTTCTACAAGGTAGTAGATGTCCAAATTGCAATAAGTCAAAAGGCGAAAGAAAAATTGAAGAATATTTGAAAAACAACGACATTAATTATGTGTCTCAAAAGGAATTTGACGGGTTGGTTGGACAAAACAAAGGGAATCTTTCCTATGATTTTTATTTGCCAAACTATAATCTACTCATAGAATATCAAGGTGAACAACATGAAAAACCAGTAGATTTCTGTAGCGAGGGTGTGGATATAGCCGAAAAAAGATTTAAAAAGCAGCAGGAGCATGATAAACGAAAAAGAAATTTTGCCAAAGAAAGCAATATTAAATTATTAGAGATTTGGTACTCTGATCTTGCAAACACAGGATTAATATTAGAAAGCCAATTAATTAATTAAGAATACTGATTAAAGGAGGTGAGATTGTTGGAATTAGAAAATATGAAAAAGGGAATTTGCACATTAAAATTAGAGAAGCTAAAGAAAGTATATAACTCAGAAGGAAAAGTTGATGATACTTTAGTCAATGCAGTTTTTAGTATCATAGATTTTAATGTAAGTGGAAATAGACAACTTGTTCCAAAGGATGTTTGCTTAAACTCTGCTCACACCCTTAAATTTAAACCTCTTTTGTGTAAATATAATGAGTCTACTGATTATGAAAATCCAAATGATTCGTTTGGTTCACACGAAGAATTTTTAGGAAAAACTAGAGATGGGGATAACTGTGTTTTAACAGGCACACACGCTATAGGTGTTTCTGAAAAAGAGGGCTATTTAGGAATAATTAAAGATGAAAATGGAAATGATATGGATGTCTTGTTGGCAAGTTTTATGTTGTGGACGTATAGATACCCAAATGAAATTTCATTAATTAACGAATTCTTTGAGAAGGGTGAAACCTTGTATACTTCCTGTGAATATTTCTATGGGAATGTCGAGGATGAAATTGATGAAAATGGAATAAAATATCAGAAAGTAATAGGAGAAATTATTTTTGATGGTCATTGCTTGTTAGGGTCAGATATTGCTCCTGCTTATGATTCAAGCAAACTTATATCATTTAATAGTAAATGGAATAAGGCATTAAATGAAAAACAAAATAACGATATCCAAAATCAGGAAACTGATGTTGATATAAAAAATGATAACCAAAAGGAGGATGCAAGTATGGAAGGAAACGCACTATTTAAAGTGCTAAATGAACTTAGCCACGGAGACATTCGTGAAAAACTTATGTCAGAATTGAGCAAAGTTATGACAGCAGACGAATTCAAATATGTTTGGATTTCCAACTATGGAATATATGACTCTTATTTTATATACGAAAATTATGTAGAAGACGAGTATAAAAACTTTAAAATTCCATATGAAAAGATGGAAGCAGATATAGTACTGAAATTTGACGAAAAAGTTGAAGTTCAGAGAGACGAAGTATGGGTTGAAGTTGGTGCAATGGAAAAGGCAGTTAATGAGGTTAAAGAATCTCTTGACGCTAAAGAAGTTGAAATTGGTGGATTGAATGAATCCATAAAGGAACTCAATGAAAAAGTTGAAGGACTTGAAGGTGAAAAATCTGATTTCGCATCTAAAATGGATGTTGCTACAAATGAAATAGTTGATCTTACTAAACAGGTCAATGAAATGAAACCTGTAGTTGAACAGTTTAATTCAGAAAAACTTGAACAGGCTATTAATGCTCAGAAAGTTAAATTTGAAGAAAAGTTTATCGCTTTAAACGCTAAAGAAGCATTTGCTTCCGAGGAAGTTCAGGAATTGGTTAAAAAATCAGTTTGTGAATCTGACGAAGGAAAAGAAGCTATCCTTTCACTTAATTCTATGCTTGTTGAATTGGTTAAACCAGTCGCTGTAGAAGTTAAGAAGGAAGAAGAAAAGATAGACATAAAAGAGTTCAACTCAAAGAAAATGGAAAATCTTATAGATACAAAAGACACATTTGAAACAAGGTATTTTGTGTAGTAGCCGATAGGTTATTGCATATCTTATAAATAATTAAAAATATAAATTTAGAAAAAACGAGGAGGAAATTATAATGAGTTCAGAAATGTTAAAAGCTTATAAAGCCGTCCCTACACATGCAGTTGGAAACTTAAATAATTGGAAAGTTAAGGTTGTACCATACGGTGCTGTTGTTACTACAGCAGATGTAGATAACTTCACACTTGTACAGTATGACGGATTCAATGCTGATGGAGAAAGACAGTGCAAACAGTTAGCCGCAGTTGCTACTAAAGGTTTTCTTGTTGCTTCAGTTGAGGAAAGATTTGTAGATGGAGAACAGCTCGCAAGCTTCTTTAATGGAGTAGGCGACAGAGCAAGACTTGTAGTTCTTGAGTCAGGCGTTACAAGATTTGATACTTCCGCATTTGAAATGAATGTAGTTGGAAATGGTGGAACTGCTGTAACTGCTGTTGCAGTTGGCATGAAAGCTTTCTTTGACCCAACCAAGAAGAAATTCATAGTCTGCAATTCAGGTGCAGAAGCAACATTGTACGCAACTGCTGCAAATAAGTTTGAAGTTGTTGGCGTAGAAACTGACGCAGCTTATGGTTTTATTGTTGATACAGTAAAGCTCGAAGCAATTTAATAATAAATAATAAAAGGAGAGTGTAATTTGATGAGTATGTTAGACGCAGGTAAAACTAAAGAATTATTCATGAGAGTCTACAACAACAAAATGGTTGTTGACGAAGCAAAAGGAATATCAGATGAGAAAGATATAAAGGAACTTTGTTCAATGGTGTTTGGTGATGGTAGTGTAACACCTGATCCTTCACTTCTGCACCAGTTCAACAACATCGTTGTTGCTACAGCAGACGAAATTGCTAAACCAATGGTTACAAATATGCTTGGTTACTTTGCTAAATTCCAGACTGCAAGACCTGGGGATGCTGTATCCTACAAGATTCCTGCAAAGTCAAAAGCAAAGATTAAATGGGCTGCTAAAGGTACAGGCGTTGATCTTCAGAGAGTTGAAGCAGGTAAGAAGGTAGTTATCGTTCCTACTACTCTTGAAGCAGGTTTCTACTATGAGCCTTTGGATATGGTACAGGATTCTGTAGATAACTTCAGAATATTAGTTCAGGACATAGCTAACGCTAAAGTTAGACTTTACTTCCAGTCAATAGGAAAGATTACTACTGCCGCTATAGGTTCAGGTAAGATTCCTGCTGTAAACTGTAAAGTTGGAGACAACAACACTATTGCTGACTTCCATAAGATAGCTTCCGTAATACAGAGAGTAGGTAGTGCTGCACCTGTATTCATAGGCGATTCAATTATGATAGATTACTTTGCCAATCAGCAGGCTACTGACACAGGAGCAAAAGTTCTTCTTAGCGAAATTCTCAAAGATGAACTTAGAGAGTCCCTTAACATCACTAAGATAGGCAAGACTATTTGTATAAATCTTGTAAATCCTTATCTTGACGACACTAACTCAAGCGTTGAACTGCCTACTAACAAGGGATATTTCCTTGCTTCAGAAACAGTTAAACCTTTCGTTATAGTTGAATTTGGTGGACTTAGACAGTTTACTGAACAAGACCCTGAAGATGAAAGAATCAAGATTATGCTGAAGATGGATGCAGCAGTTGAACTTGTTGTGGCTAATGGATTGGGCGCAATTGTTGAAAATACCGCATGTGTTTTGCCAGCATAATATTACCAATTAACTAGAACTAAAAATCTATAAAGGGGAGAAATGTTGTCTCCCCTTTTAAAATAAATTTTGGAGGAAAATACAATGGCTGAAATAAAAGTAGGAAGATTTAGAAATATAGCTTACACACTCAACTATCCTATGAATGAAGGACGTTGGAAACAGTATATTTGGGCGGGAGCAAAAGGCGAAAAAGTTGATATAAAACCTCTTCCTGAAGAAGTAGTTGACTATTTGCTTATGAACTCACAGTGCTTTAAAACAGGCGATCTAAAAATTATCGAGGATACTGTCGAAGCTAAAGAGGCTGTAAATAGTATTGCTGAAGAAGATTTAGAAGCATATAAATCAAACACACATTCAAAAGATGATATAAGAAAACTGATAGTTGGAAACTATAAGAAGTTGGAATCAGAACTTAAAAAGGCAAACATAGATGAAAAGAGATTTTTCGCTGATGTTGCCGTAGAAATGAAATTAGATTCTGCTTCAAAACAGAAAATTATCGCTGATGCTGTAGGTATACCTGTAGACATTCTGTTCGATGAGGAATAAATTCAATAAAGAATTGAGGTGAAGACATGTCAACCTCATATGATACAATTTTTACAAAATTTATGACAATAAATAAAACCGAAAGCATTAATATACCGAGTGAAGATGGTAAAAAATATGAGATGATTACTAATGCGGTAGACTCTGCTAATAACAGAATGCGAACAAGTTATACGTATGACAATACCAAAGAAGCAGTAAATGAAGTTTTAAATATAGACACGATCTTAATTATTGCACATTATATTAAACTTAATTTCTTAGAAAACAGTTTAACTTATTATGTAACACTAATGAAACCTTTCACAAAAGAAATAGGATTACTTTATTATAATGCCGATGTTAAAGCCTTAGAATCATTAATTGCAAATGAAAATAACAGAATAGATGAAATTCTAAAAAACATGTGCGAAGATGACGGATTGGAAGTGTGATGATATGAAAAATTACAGTAATTATTATCCATCATCTAAAGATTTTTTACATGATTCGGGCGGTATTTTATTTAATATACAACAACAAAATGCTTTAAATGAAGGAACGACAGTTACTATAGATGGTGTTACATCAAATGTAATAATCCAAGAACACACAAATCCTTATGGAGAAAACAGGGAAGAACGTATTTTGCATTGTTTGGAAAACGTTACTATACATAGGGGTAGCATGATCTATTGGAAAAACGAATATTGGTTAGTAATGACCGATATAGATTTCAATGGTATCTATAAATCCTCTAAGATGGTTAAGTGTACGAATACATTGACATTTAAAAACAAAAATGGAGTTATAATTCATCAGCCTGTGGTATTAGCTAATCAAACAGTATTAACAGATGGAATAAAAGAAACTGCTAGAATTGTTGATTTTGACACTATGCGATTTGCTTTAGTACCATTTAATAATGATACTAAAGAACTGTATTTACAGCAAAGATTTATGCTTAATCACAATAGTGCATTTGAAATACTCAAAATAGACGATTATACATATTGCTTAAATAGTAATGGGTACGTTGTAAATGGAGTATTGCAATTAACCTTGAATCAAGGGGCTATAATAGCAGAGGATGATATTGTAAATAACCTAGCTTATAATGACAATTTGATAATCACTCCTATAGTTACAGGTGCGACAATTATAGTTTCGGGTCAGAATTTGTTGAAGATAGGGGAACAAACTACTTATTCTGTAAAATACGATGATGGTAAACCTATTATTGGTACAACTTATACTTTTTCAACAGACTCAGGTAAAGCATCTATAATTAGTAGTGGAAGTCAAACTTGCCTAGTTAAAGGATTGTTTAGTGGACAAGTTCAATTAACTGCCATGAATAATGCAAACCCAAGTATAACTTATAAGAAAATCATTAATGTCCAAAGTGGATTTTAGGGTGGTGAATAATTAAATATGATTAGTACAAAAATGAAGTATGTTGATGATCACATTCAGAAAATCTTAGCTCCCCTTAGAACTTCACAGGAATTTTTAAGATTGATATATTATTTAAGTGAATTTCAGAGTCCACTTGAACCATATTTCTTTGATGAAAATGGAAATAGGGTGCTTCAACCTGACATAACGAAAACATGGCAAGAATTGATATCCGATAAAAGTATTGTTTTAACTCTGTTTAATTCCACTATATTAACCAAAGAAAAGGTTACTGTATTCTTTGCTCATTTACTGTCAAAATATGATGATAATTCCAACTTTAATGATGACACAATTTATGAAATGAACATTGTTGTTCCATATAATAAAATAATGATACCTAACACCATACAGCAAAGACATAATAGAATTGCTAAAGTTGTATGTGAACTTATAGATAATCAACCGATTGCAGGAATAGGTAACGTATTTTGTATACATGTGAGTACATATAAAGAAAACGATGATTACGAAGGATTGTGTTTGAGATTTAAGGTAAATGACTTTACAAAGGGTGTTTAAATAATATGGATAATCAGATGACAAAAGAAACAATGGAAATGATTGATAGATACAGAAGCCTACTAGATGAAGACTTAGAATTAAAAATATTTAGAGGCTTGCCAATTAAAGTTGGTAACATAGGTAAAATAAAACAGTTTACACTAGATGAAATTGTTAGTGATGAAATAGGATACATGTTTTATGTTCAAACATTAAACACTATGTGTGCTGAGATAGATAATGTAAAAGAAGATGATATATATGAATCTTTTTATAATGAATGTTATAACGAAACTGAGTTTTCAAAAGACATTATTGACGCATTAGAACTGTATTTTGGTGAAAAGGTTGAATTTGATAGCGAGGGTTTCAACGTGGGTGGAATAGGTAGCAACAGAATAATTAATAAAAGTAATTTTGCATATGTACGCAAAATAATTAAAACTATAAATCATGTTGCCCCACCTAAAGAAGAAGAAATGCCAATCTTCGCTAATAAAA